CCCATAACAGGCAATGTAACAGGCAATGCTAGTGGTAGTTCAGGGAGTACGACAGGAAATGCGGCAACGGCTACGGCATTAGAGACAGCAAGAACTATTGGTGGAGTGTCCTTTGATGGCACAGCAAATATCGCCGTAACTTTAGCGGCGACAGCGACAGCACTTGCATCCGCAAGAACTATTAATGGCGTCAGTTTCGATGGAACTGGGAATATTACGGTAACTGCGGCAGGTTCTACATTGAGTGACACAGTACCTATATCTAAGGGTGGTACTGGAGCAACAAGTCTTGACAACCTAATCACACTAGCAACTCATACTACTGGTGATTATGTCCAGAATATTACAGCAGGGACAGGGCTTACTTCTACAGGGGCTACCAGCGGAGAAAACATAGCCCATTCTCTTAGTGTAGATGCTTCTCAAACACAGATAACTGCTGTGGGAACTATAACCACTGGTGTATGGCAAGGTGATGCTGTAGCACAAGCGTATATAGCTGATAATTCTATTTCTCTGGATAAGATGGCAGGTGGCACTGACGGCAACATAATATCGTATGATGCCAGTGGTGACCCTGTAGCAATAGCGACAGGGGATGATGGGCAAGTACTTACTAGTGCTGGTGCTGGGCAACCTCCAGCGTTTGAGGATGCAGGTGGTGGCGGTGGACTGGTTGAATATGACGTATGGTCATTAAGTTCAAATGCCACAAATCCCAGTGCTGGGACGTTAAATACAAATCTTATTAGATGGAATCCTCAAATAAATTCAGTAAGTGTGTTTGAAAAAATTGGTACTGGGATGTCTAAGGATGAGTCAGGTAATTTTTCCTTTCCCAGTACAGGTAAATGGGAAATTACCTTATTTGGTGCTACAAGTACTGCTGGCTCAGAGGCTACTTCGACATTTCAAGTACATATAATAAATGACAGCGTTGAAGGAACTGTATTGCCACTTTATACGTATGGACCGTATGCTATATCTGGAGAGCAAAGTATGATGCTGGATATAACAGACATCTCCACCCAAACTGTTCATATGTACCAATCATTGGACGCTTCAATAACTTTATACGGTGATGACAAGGTTCTGTATACCGGAATGAAATTCAAGAAAGTGGGTGATACATAGGAGTATATGAATGTCTGAAAATGAAAAACCCAGTACTAGTAGTAGCGTAAGCCAGTTCAGACCATCTAGATATGATGATTTGTTGTGTACTATGCACGATGGAGCGTGGTTTGGCTTTTATAAAGACGCTGACATATCGACAGGTATCGGGGCTGAACACGAATACGAAAACCTTGTAATAATTCCTGTTGATGGTGTGACTTATGACAAGCCTACTAAAGACTATATTGATACTGAACTAGCTAAATTACAGGCAACATGGGATGCTGCTCAATAGCAGTAAAAGACAAGTACGCTAAAGGTTAACCTGTAGCGAGTGCGGTGAAGCATTACTCTAATATATTTATATGTATATATTAGTGAAAATGAAAATAATTAATGAGATTTAGGCACAAAACGGCAGTCATTTTTAACATTGTTTTAGGGGGCTAGGCATGTTTAGTTTTATAAAAAAAGTATTTACGATTAAAGGTGTTACTCTGCCGACGGCAGGGTTGAAGATGCCTAACCTCAACGTCAGTATGCAAACCCCATCAGTCATGGGCTGGTCTACGACGCTTAGACTTTTCTGGCCCAAGGTACAGTTTGATGGTGGCGCTGTCAAGATTGGTATAATGGCGTCGTTCATCGGGCTGGCTATTGCAACAGGCGCATACTTCCTAGCGATAGAAGGCATAGAACAATCGCCTACATATCCCGATGCGGCAGTCTATGATGTAGGACAAGACTATAGATTGGAGCAGAAGACAGTTCACGTAGGTACTAAGAATACTTTCCCTGACGATATGCCAACAGTCAACCGTGCAGTACAGACGCTTAACCTCGTGGTGAGCGGCGCACGAATAGACCAGCTAAACTTTGACACTATCTCAATCGGTAAGGCGACAGGGCTTGAGAACGCCATCAAGGTGTATGGCGCTACTAATGGCAACAATGGTACGTTTGATGTAGAGTGTGATACTATTACGATTGATGGGCTGGAGGCTCCGACATTCAAGCTGGACAACTCAGAAATCCATGAACTAATCATACAGGACAATGTGGCTGACGGACTGTCCGTGGGCTCTACCCTAGCCAGTGTATCAGACATTGAAGTGGGCAGTACTCGTGGGGCAATAAACGTACCGTCTGCTAAAGACTCAACGTATGACCGAATAATCATAAACTCATCCACAGCAGATAGTATTTGTAAAGAGATGACGTTTAAAGATATTAAAGTGTTTGGAACGTATGCCGCTAACAACGCCGCAACACCAGCCGTATACCTGACATATGTTAAGGCAGGTAAGTTAATAATTAAGAATAGTCTTATCGGTGACGGTACTGGGATTGATGCACCAAGTTTCATCATAGACCCGACAACTAAGGTAACTACTTTAACGGCTACGAATAACATTGAGCGACCAACCACCATCAAATAAGACAGAAATCACTGGTGGGCAACTACTCATTGCTGTCATTTTTATGCCGGTGGTTGTGGTATGGTTGATATTGGCGGCACGTATTATATGGTCTGCCAGTTCAAACCCGGAGACACTTGACAATATTGAGGGATTGTTGACAGCGCTGGCAGTACTAACAATACCTGTTAGTGGAGGGCTGGCTAAGGTGTTTGAATCTTTTGGTAAAGACTAGACAAGGTATTAAGGATATGGTATAATAAGGTATGCCTAGTATAACTGGACTTAACAATAAAATAGATGCTGTAATGGCATGTTCACAAACGACCTTGATTGGAAGCCTAGATGATAATGATAGGACTGCACAATTAAATGAGGCTAGGGCCATGCTTAGTAATCTCGGCTCTAATGTTGTTAAGTTCAATAGTGATATAGAAACAAGAGAGCAAGCGGAGCGAAGAGTTATTGAGTACAGTATTAGGAATATTAGTCACAGTGATTGTGCTAGTTGTATGGCTCTCTCTGCCGCCCTCTGACATTGAAAGAGATAGATGGAGGAGATAATGAAAATACATAATGGGGCGCTAACAGGACGAGGGGATATTCCTCTCTCAATAAGCACAGAAGAAGGCGACAGCCAAGGAATGACGGTGGCAGGTATACTAGAAGTAGCCTGTTATTATAAATCTAATCTGGATGCTCAAGCGGACGTCGCAGATTTGGCAACGATGAGGAAGCTAAATAAAATTTTAGATGCCGTAGAGAAGCCAGAGTGTTGTATTGAAATAGATGAGGATAACTTTGAGTTCATCAAAGAATCTATTGAGAACATCGTTGTCCGTAGCTGGCCTATCCACGCACCACAGGTGATAGACCAACTTGATGAATACAAATGTGACTCCAATAGTTGCTATAATTGCGATTGCGACGATTGAACTATATGCTCTTTCGTTAGGGATTAATGGGCATTTAATGATGATGACTATGGGACTCATAGCACTCATCGCAGGCGTGAAATTAAAGGACTGGTGGGATAGCCGTGGCTAGAACTCGTACACAACTAAGACAGATGGTCGTTGACCAGCTTGAAGTACCTAAGATAACTGGTACTGCTGGCGGCAGTGGTAGTAGTACGAGTACGATGAGGGATAATGACCTTGAAAGGTTTGGCGACAATGATTTGATTGGCGCTTGGCTATACTTCTCAAGCGGCTCCCCTACATTCACCGACGTCCGAATAACCGACAGCGTACAGAGTACTGGGATAGTGACATTTCGTCCTGCGTTAGCCGCCGCACCCGACCTTCTAACATACGAAATACTACCATACGAGTCAGCCGCCATCCATACTGCCATCAACGAGGCGATGGACGAACTATACGACTCTGGTACTTTAGTAATGAACATGTGGTTTAACCACTGGCTAACTGGCAGTCCAGTATATAATAGTACCTTTGAATATTGGACGAGTGCTACTGCCGTAGACGGATGGTCTTCCTCTGCTGACGACAGTGTAACCCGGCTATCTTATTCCAGCGACCATATAGTACCCGGTCAGAATGCAGTACAGTTAGATGCTGACTCTGGTGGGAGTACTCTTACTTTAGACGATAAGTATGCACAATTCCTTCAAGACCTAAGTGGCGACACATTAACACTTAGAGCATGGGTGCGTACTTCGCAGGGTAGTAACAGCAAAGTAAATCTAATGGTTGATGGCAGTGCCGTCGCAAGTACTGACCACCACTCAGGTGATGGGCAATGGGAATTGGTGAGTGCTGATGGATATAATGTCGCAGATACAGCAACGAAAATTACAGTACAGCTTGAAAACTCGTCAACGGCGTCGGGCGATTTTGGGGCGGTCTGGTTGGAGGGCGGCACTAGGGTACGTGAGTACCCTTTTCCCATTGGGATGGCTCCTAATGGGCCTGATTCCGTTTTTAGCTATAACGTGTCAGTTGATGAAGGTAATAAAGTAAGTACGATTAATGCTCGGCGTATGAGTAGTGTTAGGTATAGCTTTAATAAGTATAGATACAGTGATGACGAACTTGGTGTATTAGAACTGCAAAGCCCACCGCCGAATGGTAAAGTTCTTAGGATGCCAGCTTCTGTGCCACTAACACTGCCTAGCGCTGATGAGAGTAATGTAGAAGTTAATAGGATTGATAGTTTACTAATCGCTAAGATGGCGGCAGGGAAACTGTTAGTGAAAGAAATGATGCACGGCCCAGCCACATTTAGGCAGAGAGCCGCAGAGAGAGCAAACATATTATTACAAGAGGTTAGGCAACTTGCTGAAGGGCGTGGCGCTACGGCAGGTAACGCAGTACCTCTAACCCCAACGTGGTAAATGAGAACAGTAACACTACAGGACAAGGCTTCATCTCCTAATACTGAACTGCGACTTATAGTTGACGAGGAAGAAGGTGGAATTGAGCGGTGGCGAGAGTATCGTGCGCCGAAACTACCTCCTCGCCGAACACAAGGCGCACTCACAGTATCAGAACAAGACCCACTCGTAGACTTTACATGGGCTCAGGACGACTGGTCTGATGGAGCATTACGCCCATACTATCGTGAAGGTGATACAAGATATTCTAAGGCTGTTGGTGTTGATGCTAGATGGGAAGGTGTATTGTCACTGGGCATGGAGAGGTCTGAGCCACAGGACTTTCTAATAAAAGGTATGGGTGCTGAAGGTGCGGCTAACACAGCGGCGTGGACTATATCTGGCACGACAGGCACTCTTTCAAGACAGACGTCTACAGTACTTGAGGGTACTTACGCATACCAGTATGTAGTTACGACGGTCTCCGGGGCTGACAGCTACTTCTATCAGGACGTTGCGAACCATACATTGTTCCGAGGACGAGAAGTCATTGTAGGCGCTTGGATAAAGACTGGTACTTTAGGTGCTAGTGGGTATGCTCCTAACATTTATATTGATGATGGATATGGCACTCCTACAAGCGGTACTGCAATTACAGCCAGCGATACTGACTGGACATTTGTTTCAGCCACACGTACAATAACTGATAGCGGTGACCAAACTAGGCTAAGGATTATTATCGGCGACGATGATAATGCTGATAGCGGTGTTGAATGTACATTCTATGTGGATGGTATTAGTATACAGGTAGATGGTTCTGGAAATGAGGCGTGTGCAGGTGTTGCTACTAAGGGCGGTACTATCTACTTGGCTCAAGGCCAAGTAGTTGCTAAGTGGAATGAGAATGGTGATGTTTGGGACGCAGTATATATACATTTGAGTGCTGATGCTACAGACATTGTACATTTTGACAATAATTTATATGTAGCCTTTGGTTATAGTACTGCTTATATTTATGGTACGGATACTTCGTGGACTGCAAGTACGTTATCAAGTGCTGTTAAGTATGCTAAGTATTTTACTGTAGCACGTAACAATGCAGGTAACCTAGCATTATGGAAAACCGAAACAGTTAATACAGTTAAGGCGGCTACTGACGCAACAAACAGTGGTAGCTGGTCATCAGCCTATACCATAGGCTCTGAAGATAGAACTATTACAGCACTACACTCAGCTTTCGATACACTACTCGTAGGTAAAGAAGATGGATTGTGGGTGTATAATAGGACGTATACTAACACGGCTAGTGCTGAAAATGTGTTTGCTCCAATATCTACTGAGTGGGATAAGGGTGTAAATGTTAATAACTTCTCGCTAGGTACAGAATGGCACGGCTTCTTTTATACTACAGCCTCAACACAATCATTGATTCGCTGGGCTCCCGGGCAGGTACAGGATATTACCAGCCTGTTTGTGGCTCCTAGAGTATCGGGGTTTGGCGGAGAGATAAAGGCTATGGTGGCAAGTCCGCATGAACTTTTCGTAGCCGCCGACATACCGGAGACTGCTGAGTCTGGAGCATTTGGTAGCTTCCCTATTGAACTAACCACTACCAGTAAGAAGATTAAGATAATGTCACTACGTCAGGGTGCTGACGGACGATTTAATCTGCATACACTGGACGAGGTTACGTTCGGGGAGATTGAAGCGCTAACAGTATATACAGATACTGGTTCTGGTACTAGGTATTTAGTAGCGGCAGGTAGGATGAACCGTGACGGCACACAAGCTGACCACGTTACGACTTACCGCTGGCTATTACCTACTCGCTCAGCGGCTCCCTTTATTGACGCTGAAAGTATGGTAGCAACGTCTGGTACGTTTGAAACGTCAGTCTGGCACGGTGGTGTGCCGGGTACTAGTAAAGCATTCTTAAAGACAGTATTCTGGTTACAGGATATAGGTAGTGGTCACAGTGAACAGATAGTTGTACGCTATGGTTTAGATGGTGCTAGCCCAGATACATACAAGCTAGGAACATTATCTTCTACAGATAGAGTACAGACACTATACTTTAATGATGCTTTGGATGCAAATGGTTCGGCAATAACTCCTACTACAGATGCGGTAGGACGTTCAATACAACTACAGTTTACATTTTCTACAGAGGCAACTACCCCGGGTAGTGCTCCTCCGAGGATGTACGCCTTTGAATTACACAGTACTTTAAGACCGCCTAAGTTAAAGACATGGGAATTGTTTATTAGAATTGGCGAGGACATGATACAGGAGACAGGGTATTATGACCCGGTATCGAAAACCAAACAGCTTACAGACCTCGACACGCTTGAAGACCAAGTGTATCCGATATACTTCAAACATACCTATGATGGACACGCCGGGTTTGATGAAGAGAGTAGTACCTCAGTACAGATTGTTGACAGGGAGAGAGTGTCCGTTGGGGACGAGTTTGAAGTACACAGAATAGTATTACAGGAGACAGATACAAGTGCCTAAAGTTGGGAAGAAACACTACCCATATACCCCAAAAGGAAAAGCGGCGGCTAAGAAAGCCGCACAGAGAATGAAAAAGAAAAGGAAATAATATGGCAGAAGAAGCCTATCAGCGTAAGCAAGGAAATATAAAGGGCAAAGTCCGAAGAAAGCGCCGCCAATATAAGAGGCTGGAGCTGTCACGTAAAGCCCTCTTATCGCCGGGTAACGATGCTCTAGCACAGTATAAAAAAATTAGAGGTAAACTCAGAACCCGACCTAGGTAATAGCCTCTTCTAACTTAGCAGGGTTATACCCCACTACAGTAACGTCATCAAAGAATGTTACTGGCGTACTCCTATAACCCATACTAGTGAGCGCCTCAAGGCGCTCACTATCTGTAGATATATTATACTCAACAAATTCTAGTTCTTCTTTTGAAAGCCACGCTTTCACCATGTGACACGGCCCTCAACCACTAGATGTATATACTTCTATCACTATCCCTCACTTGGGAATTGTACGTCGTGCATGGTGTCTAGCATAGCTATTACAGCCTCGTCAACATTCTCGTACAGTTCATCGCCTTCTGTTTCAGTTATTACTTGACCCTCGGCGAGAGTCGTCTTGAAATTATCGTTCTCCCCATTCACTACAGATATAACTAGCTGGGCAACACCGGGATGCTGGTGAAACATTCCACACGGCGTCCCGGCTATACCTCCTCGTACCTTTGCTAGATATACACCGCAGTTAGGGCAGTGATTATCCTTTAGAATTTTCATAGGCAGTCTTAGTAAAATACTTCCTCGGAATAAAGTACTGTACTCCGTAGCCCCAATCGGCCTCAAAGTCAGCCCAAGTATCTATCTCTTCTAAGTCTATAGTATACAGTATATTCTCCTGTTTGTCCAGTACCTCTAGGTTACGCACACCTCGTACGGCTAAACTATCCCATACACTGGCATCCATTCCCCAAGCATCCCATTTCCTAAACAAGTGCCTGCTCTTCTTAACATACTTTCGTAGGGTGTCACCATTAACTGTGCCCCATGTTTGTCCGTCAACTGTTATTTTTTCTTCTTGTGATATTGTCATTCTCTCTCCTCAATATTAATAAATGTTTCCAATGTTCGTCTGCCTTAGCCCACAGTCCACCATCCCAGTACTCCCGGAATACTGCTCGGTGTTTGGCAATGGCATCTCTTAAAATTTGTAAGGCGTCATCGCTGACCATACTTTACCAACCTCCGGTTCAATAGGGAATGAGATTGGCATAACATCGTCTAACATTGTCTGTGTCAATTGTATTACGGTGTCTAGCTGGTCTTCCCTAACTTCTAATATAACTTCGTCGTGCACTTGTAATAGTAGGTGTGCATCTAAACCTAACTCATGTATGTCATCCCAGAGCTTGCGCATGCCAATCTTTATACAGCTTGCGGCTGGCCCTTGGATGTGGAAGTTGATGGCCTCTCGTACTGCGGCCTCTCGCTGGTGTTGAGCGGCTGAGTATATGCCCGGGAACCACCGTATCCTACCAAAGTAATCACGAGCATAGCCTTTCTCTTTTATCTCAAAGTACACGTTATTTTTAAAATGTGTGAGACCTTCGTAGCGAGTGGAGATTTTCTGGTATCCACTCAGGCTCTGCTCCATTGACAGGCGAGGGTCAATTTCTTTTAACTTACCAGCACCTGCACCATACACTAGGGCAAGGAAGAATGTCTTGGCGGTGTGCCACTCCTGTTCATCCACACCTTTAATAATCTCCCTGCCGTATATGTCTTCGCCTATCAGTGCGTAGGGTGTCAGACCTCTGTCAAAGTCAGCCATCAACGTGGGCTCAGGCGCTACCAGACTTGCAATCCGTGGCTCCTGTTGCCCAACGTCGGCGGCTACCAGAACATATCCCGGTCTAGCCACCAGACACCCTCGCACCATTCTCCCATACTCCTCATATTCCGCCCCCTTTCCTCTGCCGTGGTGCGGTATTTGTTGCAGGTTCGGCGTGGAACAGGATAAGCGCCCTGTGGCTGGAGCAGACCCAGACGTATCAGAAGATTCTTCATAGTAACCCCCTTGGTTAAAATTTGGGTGTAGCGCACCGTCCCACCCACTTAACTCTTTAAATTTCCTAGGAAACGCACCCAGTTTTCGGAACATCTTGAAGTCCAGTATGGCGTCTATCGTGTCTTTGTGCCAGCCTTCCAGACTCCTGAGTGTGTTCTCGTCAGTGCATAGCAATCCCTTACCATCAGTGCGTTTGGTAATGGGTGCATGATTCTCCTCAAGCCAGCGAGCAAGCTGGTCACCACTCCCGATATTTACCTCGACAGGTATCTCGGAGTGTGCCCTACACTCAGCGTCGTCTTGCTTTTCTTTGAAATATTCTATAGCCTTGTCCACTGCCTCCGGGCTGACTAGCACTCCCCTTCTCTCCATGTCCGACAACACAGGTACGAGCGGCATCTCTATATTATTATACACATCCTCCAGTACGTACTCCCTTAGTCTTGTGACTAACGCATCCCACAACTGAAGTGTGTTATCTGCATCTGCCGCCGCATACGGTAATATCTCTTCCGCTGTCAACTCACTCATATCCTTACCGCCAGTCACCTCGGAATAGGTGATAGGCTTAATGCCCAGTTCTTGCACGGCAAGGTCTTTAAGATGTGTTGACGGCAAGCCGAGAAGGTATGCCGCAATCTTTGTGTCTTGGAAATTGGCAAGGGTGATGTCGTTGTTCTTCAGATGAGTATATTCAAATTTAGAATTATGACATATCACTTCTTGGTTGGGGTCTTCCAGTATAGCCTTCATCTTGTATGGCTTCTCTGGTATGTACGAGCCACTGCCCGGTATGTCCGACCAACTATACCCCACGATTTCTGCCTCTTGTACAGCAAACCGCCCCCCTCTAGTGGGACTCGTAGTCTCAAGGTCGAAGCCTAAAGGCCCGGCATGAGAGATGTTGCCATATAGAGAATAACTAGTGCGTGGAGTAACTTGTTTATTGTGGAGTTTCGTCCTCAGTGCGGCCCAATCCTCCAGTTGTACAGGCCATAAGTTTGGGTTGTGCAAGGCGGCGGCAGGGTGGTACATCGGAACCAGTAGAAACCCCTCACTCTCTTGCGGCACACCATGCTCACGAGTAAGGGACAGGTCTGGCTTGAAGTATTTTCCAGCTACCGAGCCAAGCGTCACCACAATCATTGGCCTGACTTGATTCAATTCGTCCTCCAACCAATGCGCACAAGCGTTTATCTCACGCTTATACGGATTACGGTTGCGAGGGGGACGGTGTTTTATTAAATTAGTTATGTAGATATCGTCTCGGCATAAGTCTGCTTGTTCTAGTAGTATCTCTAACTTAGCACCACTTGCGCCCACAAAGGGCTCACCGAATTCATCTTCTAGAGCGCCGGGAGCTTCACCTATCAGCATTATATGCGCAGGCTTTGGCCCGACACCCTCAACTAAATTAGCACTCTCGTATAGTGGGCACTCTTTACAGTTGCTTAAACCAACGAGGGGTATCAGTGTGCTCAAATTTTTCTCCTTCAACAGTTTCTATTATCATGTTGTCAATGGATGCAGAAGGCCAAACAAAACTGGTGTGCCTGTCATTGTCTTCCGCATTGTGCTGTACTATGCTGAGAAATCCGGGGAGACCTATCGGGTCTAGAAGTTCAACATCCTCCAGCTTGATAAGTTCCCCATCTCCCTTCAGCTTTAAGACGACAATCAAACAGCGACGGCGTCAGCCGCACCAATGGCATCGTCAAAAGCACCTGCGTACAGGTTAACAAAGTCTCCAGTCTTGGAATACTTTATTGTCCCTGTGATTAGTTGACCGACCAGCATTGAGCCGATGGCCTCCATAATTTCAGTAACGTCAGTGGGGTCGTCAGTACTTTCCAAGGCAGTGATTGCCTCGTTAAGACTTTCGCCTACTTCTTGGTCACTGGTCGGGCTACCTTCTAGAGACTTGAGATAGGAATGTAACCTATTCTTTGTCATGTTTCGGATAGTCCTTGTGCGTTCCTCGACAGGCTTAGGAGACTCTGATGTCTCGCTAGCAAACCAACCTAAGAACTCTGTGTGGAACCGTCCAACCGAGCCGTTTCTTTTAGCGGCTATTGTTTTGTGCCC